TTCTAGTTTAGGTATGACTTCTGGAGGAAGAAAAGCTGCTCGACTAGGCGCTGCTCATAAAAAAGCAATTGCAGATAAACATAAAGGACTATCAACTACTACTAATAAGCAAAGTCGAAAAGATTGGGCAAAAGCTAACCCTAAAGCTCACGCAGATATTAAAGCTTCTAATAAAAAGTTATTAGGAGATGTTGCTAAAAAACAATCAAGAGAACTTAAAGCACGTATGCGAGTAGGTCATGTTGATCATGTTATTAACCATATGCGTCAAGTCATGCATGCAAAATCCACACCTATGCAAGCTCATGGTCATGATCATATTAAACATACAACATGGAGAACAGCAAAGGGTGTTCAAACGAAATCAGCTAATCCTGGAAAAGATCATGAACATATCTTTAATGCTATAAAGAAGAATCCTCATAAATTAAAAATTACTCATACATCTGGTGGATCTGTCAACTTTCATTATAATGGTAAAAAGGTAGTTACTCAGTCTCATAAATTTGATTCACAGTCAGATCCTTTATCTACATTGAAAAGTGCTGGACATATTGCTTAAAATATTAAAGTAAAGGTAAGATAATGGACTTCAAAGAATTTATAACTGAGTCTAAGAATACTCATATGACTCACATAGAGGATAAAGTTCTCTATGGTGGAGTAAAAGGAACTCGTGAAGCTATTCTGGCTTTACGTTCGCTGAGAGATATGCTCAAAGGAGAGCATGACGGAAACGTTAGTGTTAAGTGGGACGGAGCTCCTGCTATCTTCTGTGGTACTGACCCATCTGATGGTAAGTTCTTTGTTGCTCAAAAAGGTATCTTTAATAAGAACCCTAAGGTGTATAAGACAGATGCAGATATAGATGCTGATACATCTGGAGACTTATCTGTTAAGCTTAAAGAGGCTCTTAAGTATTTACCTGAGTTAGGTATCAAGGGAGTTATACAAGGTGATTTCCTTTATAGTAAACGTGACTTATCTGTTGCTACTATCAAAGGAGAGAAGTATTTAACCTTTCATCCTAATACTATTGTTTATGCGCTACCTGTTAAGTCAGATGGCGCTAAGGCTGTTAAGAAGTCTAAGATAGGTATTGTATGGCATACAACATATAAAGGCTCTACATTTGAATCAATGAAAGCTTCTTATGGAGTAAATGTATCTAAGCTTAAGACATCTAAGAATGTATGGTCTCAAGATGCTATGCTTAGAGACTTAACTAATATGACTATGAGTAAAAAAGAAACTGCTATTGTTAATGAGCATCTCTCTAAAGCTGGATTCCTATTCAATAAGATTGCTGGGTCTACTTTACGTCAACTAGAAGCTAATCAACAGCTTGCCGGTCTTATAGAAACGTTTAATAACTCATATGTGAGAAAAGGTCAAGTTATTGGTGATACTAATAGACATGTTAATGCTCTAATCAAATGGATTAATGCAAGGTATCAGAAAGAGATAGATAAACGCAAGACAGAAAAAGGTAAAGCTGCTCAACAAAAGAAACTAGATGATATTCTAAGCTTTTTCTCTACTAGAAACAAAACTAGTTTAAAATATATGTTTGATTTACAAAAAGCTATAGTATTAGCGAAACTTAGACTTATAAATAGTCTTAATAAATTAAGCAAAGTTCGTACCTTTGTAAAAACAAATAATGGATACAAGGTAACTGGAGAAGAAGGTTACGTTGCAATTGACAAAATTGGTGGTGATGCTGTAAAGATTGTTGACAGGATGGAATTCTCGTACAATAACTTCAGCAATAGTATATTAAAGGGATGGGATAAACCAGGAAAGTAATATGGATAAGAAACTAGGATTCAAAGACTTTTTGTCTGTTGATTATGCTCCAGGAGAGCCTGATCAAGTTAAATACAACGCAAAGAAACGCAAGGTAGAAGCTAAAGCTGGATATTGTTCAGACAAGTGTTGCGGTTCAGACGTTAAAGCAGAAGACTGTCCATGTCCTGCAGATTGCCCTCACTGTGATTGTAATAAGAACGTAGAAGAAGCACTCACCCTCCAACAAAGAATGAAACGATCTCGCACGATGAAGAAGTATGCTTCTCGTATGAAGATTGGTAGACAGAAGGCAGCTCGTAGAATGGCTGACCCTAAGCGTCTAAAGCGTCGCGCTCAAAAACAAGCCCGTAACATGCTAGTAAAGAAACTTGCTAAAGCAGACTATAGTACTCTATCCTTTGCTCGTAAGCAAGAGATGGAAAAACGTCTTGCTAAATTAAAACCCCGTATTGATAGAATGGCTAAGAAGCTACTTCCTAAGATGCGTAAACTTGAACAAGAACGTAAGCGCGGTGGCGCACGTCCTACATTAGATAAAGCAATAGCCAAAAATGATTAATTCCTTTAGCCAATACTTAGTAGAAGAAGAAAGAGTTGTTTATTTTACCTTTGGTAGAATGAATCCTCCTACTACTGGGCATGGTAAATTACTTGATGTGTTAAGCAAGAAAGCTGGACGCAACCCATACAGAATTTATTTGTCACAGACTGCAGATAAGAAAAAGAATCCTTTATCATATTCAGATAAAGTTAAGCACACTCGTAAGATGTTCTCTAAACATGGACGTTCTATAATGATTAATAAGACTGTTAAAACTGCTATAGATGCAATGACAGCTTTATATAATGAAGGCTTCCGTAAGGTAGTATTTGTTGTAGGTTCAGATCGTGTACGTGAATTTGATGTCTTACTGAATAAGTATAACGGTAAAAAATCACGTCATGGGTTTTATAACTTTAAATCTATAGATGTTATTTCTGCTGGTGCAAGAGATCCAGACGCTGAAGGTGTTGAAGGTATGTCAGCATCAAAGCAAAGAGATAATGCTACTAAGAATGACTTCACTTCATTTGCTCAAGGCCTTCCAAGAGGTATGTCTAATAACGATTCGCGTCGTTTGTTTAATGATGTACGTAAAGGTATGGGACTAAAAGAGCAAAGCGATTTTAAACGTCATGTACAGTTAAATTCTGTATCAGAGACGAGAGAACAATTTGTATCAGGTAATCTATTTGAGCTTGGTGAGTCTGTTATCGTGAAGAAGACAGACGAAGTAGGTACAATAACTGTACTAGGTTCTAACTATGTGATTGTTGAGAC